AAGGCGACGGTGAAACTTGACCCGCTTTTCGTCCAGCAATGGCTAGGCGGCATTGACAGCGAGGCCGAGCCGGAAGTTGAAGTCGAAGCCGTTGACGCACAGTCTGCCGTGATCCTGCGATGCGGCGATAACACCGGCGTCATCATGCCACTGGCGGTGGATGCCTAATGGGAGTTTGGCGACTTGTCTACGACAAGAACGTGCTGAAGCGGCTCTGGGCGGCTGGCAAGACTCATGTAGAGATTGCCGCCGCCTTGGGCTGCTCAGCCGGCTACGTCGAAAAGCTACGGAAACGTCACGGCCTGCCGCGACGTCCTCGGTGCCACCACGGACCACAGGAAGACGATCCGACGCCAGAGCAGATCAAAGAGCGTGCGGCTGAGTGCATAGCACGGCGAGAGCCGCCAGCAGTGCCAAAGACAGAGCGAGTCATCGCCCCGAAATACTCGTGGGATGGATTTCGCTTTACCGCTTTGAGTTGACACGCTCGCTAGTGTGATTCGCAGTGCCGCACGGAGCGGCTTTCACTAGTCGAAAGGACGGACGATATGCGAAGGATTTGCATGGTTGTGGCTCTGGCGTTCTGTGGCGTTGTGGCGAATGCGGACAACGTCGTGATCAACGCACGACGGGTGAACATCACATCTGCCCAGCAGGACGCCGAGATCATGGCACGCTCAGGCGTGCTGCGTCACTGCGGCACCGCTGGTGGCAGGCGTGAGGGCATCGGCTTCTCGTCGTCGTCGCCGGATGCGGCGCTGCGGAACTGCTGCTACTACGGGCGATACCGCATCGTGGAAAAGGCAGTCGCTCGTGGTCCGCGTGGCTGGTTCGCTGTGATTCGCTACGAATGAGCACGCACTGGATCACGGTTGAGTTTCTCGGCGGCCCACTGGACGGCGCTTTGCGGCCCGTCCAAGTGGGCGTCGCCATTTACTACCTCGCCAATGGTGCGGTCATTCATGCGTACGCGCTGGACGAGATACACGAGGGGAACCATGTGCGACAGGTGATGCGGCACTTCGAGATCATCCACTCGTCGTGGTTTGCTTGACGCTCCTGCGATGATCGGTGCATGAAGCCGATCACGTTCACAGTGCCGGGCGACCCAGTGCCACAGCCACGAGTGCGAGTCAGCACACGCGGCGGCTTCGCCAGAGCGTACGTGCCGTCGAAGCATCCAGTGCATGCGTACCGCGAAGGCGTATTGCGTGCGGCGATTGATGCAGGGCTGCTGCCAGTGAGCGAGCCAATCGAAGTGATCATTGACGCTGTGTTCGCACGTCCGAAATCGCACATGACAAAGCGTGGCGTGAAAGCGTCAGCACCAGCGTTGCCAAGAGCGGATGTAGACAACGTGGCGAAGGCGTGCCTCGACTCGCTGAAGGATTTGTTCGACGACACGAATGTGCGGCGACTGATCGTGGAAAAGTCGTGGGGCGATGAGGCGAGAACAACGGTGAGGGTGCAGTGAGTCGTGAGCTTGTCACATTTGGCGAAGATCAAAAGCAGGCGCTCGTCGCAGCGATGCTTGCATTTCTTGATAGGCCAGATGCCGCAGGACGTCTCATGACGGCAATGGGAGGTTTTCTGTTCGAGGATTGGCTAGCAGATCAAGCAGCCAAAGCCGGGTTTGACTTTGAAAATGTGTCACACAAGAAACTTCCGTATGACTTGGTCATTAATGGCTATCGAGTACAAGCGAAAAGCAGCGGGTCAACAAAGGGAACGGTTGATGTCCGGCCCGTGCGTCCCGTAGTTGGCTCTACATGCAGACGATATTCGCTAGAAGATTTTGATGTATTGGCTGTCCATCTTGCGTCCTTTGATGAGCGATACTTCATTCCTGTCAAAGAATTTCGCTGCCCTCAGTTTCAGGAGATGGTCTGCGGATGCTTCGTCAGAGATCGTCACGCAAAGTGGCGCGACGCATGGTCAGTCGTTGAGGGCAAGCGTGGCGAGTTTGCTAGCGAACAGATGCTTTTGTTCTGACAAGCCTAGAAAACAAGGGCAAAACGTGCGTGAAGTGCGAAAAAGCCTAGAAAACAAGGCATTCCCGCCCGCACGTCCAGCGATTTTTTTAGGTTCTCCCGGCGTTTTTCGCTTCTAGCCTCCACGGCGAGCTTGCCATGTTTTGCGTGTTTTTTAGCCACCGGGTGACGCTTGGTTCGCGCTGACCAAAAAGACCGACAGGACAAGGCGAAGGCTAGGTACGACGACATCAAGCGTCGGACGGGCGAACGCTCACGCCAAGTCGGTGCCGCCGGCCGTGACATCGGCAGCATTCCGCCGGTCAAGGACGTCAAACGCCGTGACGCCTGCCGTGATTCGTTTCGCCAGTTCTGCGAAGTCTACGGTTCTGAGTCGTTCCCTCTGGCGTGGTCTGCTGATCACCTGACGGCGATTGCCAAGATTGAGGCTGCGGTGCTGCGTGGCGAACTGTTCGCTTTCGCCATGCCTCGTGGTTCAGGCAAGAGCACGCTGTCGATCTGGGCCTGCCTGTGGGCGATGCTCTACGGTCATCGCTCGTTCGTGATGCTCGTGGGCAGTGACCAAGCGATTGCCTGCCAGATGCTCGACACGCTCAAGAGTCACCTAGAGCAGAACGACCTGCTGGCTGAAGACTTCCCGGCGGCGTGCTATCCGGTGCGTGCGTTGGAGGGCATCACCGCTCGGGTGCGTGGTCAGACGTGCGAAGGCGAGCCGACGCACATGGGATGGACCGCCGACAAGGTCACGTTGCCGTGGATCAAGGGTGCCGCCTCGGCTGGTGCGGCTGTGCGTGTCGCTGGCATCACTGGGCGAATCCGTGGCATCAGCCACACTCGCCCAGACGGGAAGACGATCCGCCCCAATCTGTGCTTGATAGACGACCCGCAGACTGACGAGAGCAGTGCAAGCCCGTCGCAGGTCGCCACCCGTGAACGCATCCTCTCGGGTGCCATCCTCGGTCTCGCCGGTCCCGGTGCGAAGATCGCCGGTTTGGCGACGATCACGGTGATTCGTCCCGACGACCTGGCTGACCGGCTGCTGGACCGGATGCGTCATCCGTCGTGGCAGGGCGAGCGTACGAAGCTGGTCTACGAGTGGCCGACGGCGGATGAACTGTGGGGGCAGTATTCCGAGATGCGTCGAGAGGGGCAGCGTAGCGGTGAAGGCACTGCGGCAGCTGACGCCTTCTATCGGGCGAATCAGGCGACGATGGACGCCGGGTCTCGCGTGGCGTGGCCGGAGCGGAAACATGACGACGAACTGACGGCGATCCAACACGCATGGAATCTACGCATCGACCGTGGTGAGTCGGCTTTCCAAGCGGAGTACCAAAACGCACCGCTCGCCGATGACATCTCGTCCGAGAAACTCGACAAGCGGGCGCTCGCCGCTCGGGCGTTGACGCTGTCTCGTGGGACTGTCCCACTTTCCCACCAGACGGTGACGGCGTTCATCGACGTGCAGGATCGGCTGCTCTACTGGCTGGTCGCATCGTGGGGCGATTCGTTTGGCGGTCACGTCGTCGCATACGGCACTTACCCTGACCAAGCCAGTACGTTCTTCGAGGCTAAGAACGCCAAAAAGACGTTGGCACTCTCTGCCAAGGGTGCCGGGTTCGAGGGTGCGTTATCCGCTGGCCTGGAGTCGCTGACGCAGATACTTCTCGGCAAGGATTGGATACGTGAGGACGACGTGCCAATGCGTGTGCGTCAGGTGCTCATAGACGCCAACTGGGGGCAGTCTACGGAGACGGTGCGGACGTTCTGCCGGCGGTCCACGTTTGCGGCGATGCTGCTGCCGTCTCACGGCAAGGGCATCGGTGCGTCTGGCGGCTCGCTCACTGAGAAGAAGGGGCGAGGCGAGAAGATAGGTCTGAACTGGGTGATGAGGCAGACGGCGACGAATCAACGATACGGCGTCTACGAGACGAACTTCTGGAAGACGTTCAGCGCCGCTCGTCTGCGTCTGGCGATGGGCGACCCAGAAGCGATCACGCTGCACGCTGGCGAGCACGACATGCTCGTTGAGCATCTGACTAGCGAGTATCCGGTGCGGACTGAAGCAAGGGGCAGAGTCGTGGACGAGTGGAAGTTGGACAACCGGCGCGAGAATCACTTCTGGGACTGTCTCGTTGGCTCTGCCGTTGCGGCGTCGATTGCTGGCGTGCATCCCGTGGCGACCGAGGCGGGTGGACGACAACGGAAAAAGGTGACAATCCCGACCGGCCCGAATGGCAAGAAAGTGATTCAAGTGAAGCGGCTGAAAACTTGACGCCGTCGCCATGCTGCAAGGCATGGAAAAACACATCCTCAATCTCGGTGCAGGCGTTCAGTCAACGGCGCTGTACCTGATGAGCATCGACGGCGATGAGCCAGAGGTGCCAAAGTTTGACGCGGCGATTTTTGCCGACACGCAAGAAGAACCAGGCGAGGTGTATCGGCACCTTGAATGGCTGGAGCAGCAGGGCGGGCCGCCGATTCTCAGGACGACGGCAGGTCGGCTTGGCGATGCCTTAGAGCAAGGCAGCGACGCAGAGGGATACAAATGCACTAACGGCGGGCATCACATTTCAATTCCTGCGTTCACAATGAATCCGCAGAGTGGCGAAAAAGGAATCATTCGTCGCCAATGCACTGGTGATTTTAAAGTAAAGCCGCTCGAAAAGTTGATCCGTCAGATTGTCGGTGCCTTGCCCGGCAGGCCCGTGCCGAAAGAAACTGTTATTCGGCAATACATGGGCCTTTCATACGACGAACCGAAGCGTGTCATCCGCGTGAAGCAGCGGTTTGCGGCAAAGCCGTCAAACTGGCATGTGCATTTTCCGCTATGGGAAATGCAGTTCACGAGGAGCGATTGCCAGGCATACCTGCGCGAAAGGATGCCATACGAGGTGCCACGTTCTGCGTGCGTATTCTGCCCGTTCAAGTCGGATGACGAGTGGCGCAGGCTGAAAGCGGATGACCCAAAGGGCTGGGGCCGTGCCGTCTACATCGACAAGGTGTGCCGCACTGGAGAAGGCGTGAACTCTCATCGCTTTCTGCACAAGTCCTGCCAGCCGCTTGACCAAGTAGACCTGCGGCCAGCCGACGAGAAGAGTGGGCAGCGGCACCTGTTCAGCGGATTTCAGGACGAGTGCGAAGGCTACTGCGGGAACTAAAATGAACCAGATCACGCTCACCACCATCGACGGTCTTGACCCCCGTGACATGCTCGCCATCCGCTCGCGGCTGACGAAGCAGGGCAGCGAGTTTCAGATTGAGGTTGCCCAGGTGCTTGAGGGTGACGCAAGCAGCTGCACGCCGGTCGCCGTCTGGCACGCTGATGGTGCGATGCTGGCTTGGGCGTGCTCGCACGTTTGGCGTGGCATGCAGACGCTTGAGCAGTACGTCGAGGAACGCTATCGGCAGACAGGCAAGGCGACGGCGTTGACTGCGTTCCTGCTTTCGTCGGGCGTCATCACTTCCGGCAAGCCGCTTGCAGTGTTCTCTCCGTACACGGCAGACATCGCCAGAAAGCTAGGCGTGGCTGACGTCGTGCTCTTTGAGCGGCGCGGCTCTGAGTGGGTCGAAGTCTAACGGCATACCCGGTCTGACTCATGCGGTGCTTCCCGTAGCGTTGCTCGCATGAGCGACGAACTACGCGCAAAGATTGCCGAGACGGCATCCGGTCCCAAGCGGGTCCGTACCGACGCAGGCGAAGTTGAGGCACAGGACGTCGCCTCAATGATTGAGGCTGACAAGTACCTGGCTGGCAAGAACGCAGCCACGGGCAGCGGCACGAACACGCGGCGTGGTCTGCGGTTCAATAAGCTCATTCCGCCAGGAACTATCTAGCGTGGGACTGCTAGGCAACCTGTTCTCTCGTGGCAACAGGCCGCAGCCGGCGGCGGTGCCCGTGCGTGTCCGTGCAAAGTTCGACGCTGCCGAGAGCCAAGACGACCGGCGGCACTGGGCAAACGCTGACGCCTTCGCTGCGGATGCGGCACTCTCGCCGATGAAGCGGCGCGAGATGCGGAACCGTGCTCGCTACGAGCGTGCCAATAACTCGTGGCTCGCTGGCATCTCGTCCACGCTCGCCAATGACTTGGTCGGCACAGGCCCGCGTCTTCAGTTGCAGTTTGGCGACGACGAAAGCGCACGTGCAATCGAAAAGCTGTTCTTCGACTGGGGCTGGCAGATCGACCTTCCGGCGAAGCTGCGGACGATGCGAGAGGCTTTGGTCGTGGACGGCGAAGCGTTCTCGCTGATGATTTCCAATCCTCGCCTGCCTGGCGTTCAGCTTGACCTGCGGCTTGTGGAAGCCGAGATGGTCGCCACGCCTACGGAACTGATGAGCGAGACGATCACGCCAGACGGCTCGACTGTTGACGGCATGGAGTTTGACTCCGTCGGCAACGTCGTTGCCTACCAAGTTCTCAACTTCCATCCCGGCAGCAATTTCCGCGTCAACACTTTGCAATTCCAGCGCGTGCCTGCTGCCCAGATGGTGCATTGGTTCCGGCCTATCCGGCCCGGTCAACACCGTGGGTATCCAGAGGTGGCACCGGCTCTGAGGTTGTTTGGTCAGCTTCGCCGCTACACCGAGGCGGTTGTGGCTGCGGCTGAGACTGCCGCCGACTTCGCGGGCTTCCTGCGGACGAACTCGCCTGCCGCCGAGATTGACGAGGTCGAAGCGTTCGCCGAGATGCCGATTGAGAAGCGCACGATGGTCACGCTGCCAGACGGCTGGACGTTCGAGCAGCTGAAGGCAGAGCAGCCTACGACGCAGTTCCCGTCGTTCGTGCGTCAGATTCTCGGCGAGCTGGGGCGCTGCATGAATCTGCCGTTCAACGTCTGTGCTCTCGACTCGTCGTCATACAACTATGCGAGCGGTCGCATGGACCACCAAATCTACGCGACGACTCAGCGGGTCATGCGTGACGATCTTGAGCGTGTGATGCTCGACCGTCTGCTTGCGGCTTGGGTCAACGAAGCCACGCTTGCGGGTGTGCTGCCGGAAGGCGTGCCGCCGTTCAGCGAGTGGGATTGGTCGTGGCAGTGGGATGGCAAAGAGCACGTTGACCCATCCAAGGAAGCAAACGCTGCCGAGACTCGGCTGCGGACGCACACGACCACGCTGGCGGCTGAGTACGCCAAGGCTGGCAAGCAGTGGGATGTCGAACTGCGTCAGCGTGCCGCCGAGGTGGCGATGATGAAGGAACTCAACCTATTCGTTGATTTCACGCCGGAAACGAATTACGGCGGGACGCTCGACGAGAACGGCGAACCAATGGGGGCGCGATGAACGCAATCAAGTTGGATTCTGGCGTCACGTTTCTGCAAGCCGCCGACGGCGATTCGGCACCGGCTGGCAAGAAGTTTCGCATCGTCGCCTACACGGGTGCTCCTATCCGTCAGGGCTGGAGCCGTGAGCCGGTCGTGATCGACATGGCTGGCATGCAGCTGCCGGCGACTGTGCCGGTTGTCGTCGGTCACGACTACGCACTTGGCTCCATCGTCGGGCAGGGTCGCCCGTTTATCGAAGCCGGGCAGATCATCGTTGAAGGCGAGATCCTGGCCGACAACGAGAACGCACGGCAGGTCGCCGCTCTTGGTGCCGCTGGCTACCAGTTCCAAGCGAGCGTAGGTGCCGATGTTCGCAGGCACCAGAAGATCGACGCCGAAGGCGTCACCACCGTCAACGGCACTGCCCATATCGGGCCAGTGCGAGTCGTCAAAGCCTCATCGCTGCGTGAGGTTTCGTTCGTCACCTTGGGCGCTGATGCAGCTACCAGCGTCGCCATTGCCGCCGAAGAGGTGGCAGAGGAGTCAGTCATGGCGGACCACGCCAGCGAGAAGCCTGCCGACGTCGTCGAGACGCCGGTGGAAGTCACGGCGAGCGTCGCCGTGGTGGCCGAGAACGAAGTCAAGCAGGACGCCAACGAGGCTCTCCTGGCTCGGCTCGCAACCTACGAAAAGAAAGTTTCCGACATGGAAAAGCTGATCGCCACCCGCGACGAGCGTCCTGCGGCTCCTGCCGTTCACATGGCGCAGCCGACCGCTCGCACGCCCGAAGTCATCGAGGCAGCGTTCGCCCTCCAAGGCGGCCTGCCGAATG